GCCGTCCTTGGCCGGCCGGATCATCCCGACCCAGCGCCGGATGTTTTCTTTTATTTGTGCCTCGGCGACCACCGAGAAAATCGGTATCCACTTGCCGGGCCAGTCTTCCTGCTCCAGTATTTCGAGGCAGTTCAGCTTCATCCACTTCACGGTGCGCTCGGCCGTCTCACGCTTGGCCCGGACGCGGTCGCCGAGGTTCTGCAGGTAGAGCGCCTGCGCTTTCTGGTCGCCCTCCAGATACTCCTCGGTCAGCGTGGAGCCGTTCTCGGCCGCGTAGGCGATGCGGGTGCGGGTTTTCACCTTCACCACGAAGCGTTCCATGACGCGGATGCCGCGCTTGCCGTCCTGCTTGCCGCTCATGTCCGGCGACATCCAGTCGGGCGGCGCGAGGCTGTCATCGAGGTCAAAATCGTCGCCGGAGCTAATCCGGTCGGCCATCTCGGAGTTGGGCCAGTTGCGCCGGTAGACGTCCTCCGGCAGGAAGCCGCCGATCTGGCCCCACATGCCGTCCGACCAGTCCGGCTCGGTGGCATACGGGTCGAGGTAGACCGAGCCTTGGTTCAGGATGCGTTTCAGGACGAGTTCTTGGTCTGACCAGTGGCCGGTGGTGCCGTAGTCGTCGCAGTATTTCGCCAGCACCCGGTAGTAGCCGCGTCCGCACTTGGTGGCCCGTTCGAAGGCCCAGTTGCGGGCCAGTTCCGCGTTACTGCGGCTCTGGATATGCCGCATCAGGTCTTCCAAGACCTCGGCTGTCTCGCGGTCGCTGTCCTCGGTCGAGGCGTGGACAGAGGTCGAGAGGTGAGCGCGGCGCATGGCGTTGATGACCAGTTGCACGGGCTGATCGAGCTTGGGAATGGTGAGCATCGGCCGTGGCGGGATTTCGACGTTGTCGATGACCTGCCGGCCGCGACTGAGCTTGATTTCGTCGGGCCACTGCTGGCCGGCGTCGAAGGTCAGGTCGTCCTCTTCCAGTTCGCGCTGGTCGGCCTCGGCCTCCATCACGAGTTTTAGCTCGGCGATGGCGTCTTCGACGTCCTGTGGCCGGTCGCTGGGGGTATTGGTGTCGGTCTTCGCCATAGCGGCCCCAGTCTACGCCACTGTGCGCGAGACTGGAGCCGCCGTGGAGATTACTGCAGGCGCTGACGGACGACGCCGAGGCCGGTCAGGCTCAGGCCGAGCAGGGCGAGGGTCAGGCCGCCGTCCGGCACGGAGGTCGGCGGGTCGTCGTCGAACGGCACCGGGGTTGGCCCGGCGCTGATGAGGAACAGCTTGTCGGCTCCGTCGTTGAAGCCGTCCAAGCCGAAGGTGAAGGTGATCGAGCGTGTCCCGGCCGGGGCGCTGAACGGGAGGTAGCCGTTCAGGAGGCACAGGTCGTTCACCACGGCCGTCGAACAGCCGGCCGCGAGGATGTAGTCGGCGTAGCCGACGCCATTGCTGATGCTCGGCACCGAGGTCGCGGGGGCGAACGTGAAGCTGCCGATGTTGGTGCCGCCGAGGTTGAAGAAATTGACGGTCAGGTCGTCGAGGGTCTGCGGGGTCGAGGTGTCGTTGATGTCGAGGCCGAGATAGAAGTCGCGGCCGACATACTGGGCGAAGAGCGCCAGTTCCCCCGGCGCATCGCCGTAGGTGTTGACGAGCGGATTCGGGACGAACGGGGTACCGCCGCCGGTATCGCCCACGGTTGACCAGCCTGCGGGGTTCTGGTTGCAGCCGGAGCCGCCGGGGCCGTAGAACACGCACGGGTTGTTGGTGGTGTTCTGGTAGGTGTTATCCGGGGCGACGTAGAGCGCGATGGGGCTGGCGAGGGCCGTGCCCGGCAGCGCCAGTAGGGCGAGCGTGAGAACGAGTCGTTTCATGAGGTGGAGTCTCCGGCCCGACTGTAGCAGCATCTGTGCCGCACAAAAGCCCAGTAAAACCGCGTCTCGGCCGCTGACGTGTCAAGAATCTCGACGGTCGCTCCCGCCTGCCGCCTGACGGATAATCCCGTGATAGACTCCCGCGATGGCTGACGACACCAAGACGACGCTGCCCTTCGTGCCACTGGCTGACCAGCCCCATAACACGGCCCTTCTGGGGTGCGCGGCCTGTGGGCATCTCTGGCAAGGCGTGTGGCCGTCGCGGACACCTGTCACGGCCCTTGTCTGTCCGCAATGCGGGGTCGTTGGTCGAGCCATCATCGATCCGCCGCGATCCGCAGACACGCAACCCGCGATGGCTGACGACACTCCGACCGTCGAACAGGCGAAGGCGGCGTATTTGGCTGCTCGTTCGGTGTGGTTCAACTACTGCGGCACGAATGAGGCCGCACGGCTCGATGCCAATGCCAAGCTCGACGCCCTGATCGCCGCCGTCCGCGCCGAGCAGACCGCAATGGCTGACGACACCCTGACCGTGGAACAGGCGAGGCAGGTCGATCAATTGCTGCATGATGCGTCTCGCGCCGTGGGCGGATACGAGATGGCCGCACGGATGAACGATCCAGAGAACGCGGGAAAACTGAAACTGAAAGCCGCACGGCTGTTCGCGGAGGCGTTGGCGCTTGATCCCGAAGGGCAATCGTTCGCGTGGTTCCAATGAAGGAGACACCAAAACCTAACCACGGCACAACCGAAAAACCTAAGGAGACTCCCACAATGGCTGACGACACCAAGACGCGACCGCCCTACACCCACAGCGGCGGAAAGATCATCCGCCCCGGTACGCTGACGAGTCTTGAGCGCGCCCGCAAACGGGGCGCCCGCGAAATAGATCCCGCCGATCATTTAGGGCAGACTCCCCGGCTGATGGCGGACAACCCCACGACCGTAGACGAAGCGAAAGCCGACGTGATTCACCACCGCCATGATGGCTATCAGCACGGCGAGGATGCCGGGTTTGAGGCGCGTGTAGACGCCCTGATCGCCGCCGTCCGCGCCGAGAACCCGCCACGGGTCGGGTCGGAACTGGATAACCTCAAGCGGATTCTGAAGGCCAAGCGCCAGTCTGACCTGAGTTAACGAAAGCGAAACTATCAGACCCCTTGCGGTAGACTTTTCACGATGGCTGACGACACCATGCTCACGGTCGAACAAGCGAAGCAAGCCCTGATAGACGAGACGGGCGCGGCGGCGTGGGAACGCTGGTTGCCCAAGCTCGACGCCTACGCCGCCGCCGTCCGCGCCGAGCGAACGTGGAACTGCCCGACGTGCGGCAGCCCGTTAACGTGTTCGCATCCCGAGAAGCATCAGCCCTAGCTCCCGAGCCATGCCTGCGGGTGGCTCGTGCCGCTCGACTGACTGCGTAGCTGCACCGGCCCGGGCGGCACCTGCAGCACTTCGGCGTGGGTCATGACGAGGTAGCGGGTGGCGTCCATCAGGTGGTCGTGTTTCTTGACGATGACGCCCTTGTCGTTTCTGTGGTAGCGCCGGAACTCGGTCAGCCAGTGGATGAGGTGACGTTGCACCTTCAGCCGGCCGGTGATGAGCAGCGTCCAGACGGTGGTAATGCCGGCCTCGACCGCGTTCACCGCCGGCACGAGGTTCAGGCCCAGCTTGACGTATTCATCGAAGGCGATGCGGCCGTCGAGTTGACTGGAACCCATCGAGGCCGGGTCGATGGCTCCGTTCATCCATGCGCCACGGCCTTGGATGCCGATGGCGTGGGAGGGCGGCTCGCCTTGGCTCCGGTAGTGTTCGTCATATAACTCCCAGACCATCGAGCCGGGGTCGCGAGCGGCCCAGATGACGGCGGTGCGCTGCCAGCCGATGTCCATGCCGTAGCCTCTGGGCCACGACGCCGGGATGTCCCGGGTGTCGGTCAGGATGTCGTCCTCGTTGATGGGATAGATCGCGCCGCTCCCGAGCGTTGGTTCGCCTTCGGAGCGGGCCTTCACCTGATGCGGCGGCATGGTCGCCAAGAGTGCCCGGGTGGCCTCATCATCGAGGTGCGGGACGTGCTTCCAGCCGGCTTGGATATAGGTCTTGAACTCCTTGGCGGCCTCGGTTGGCTCCAGAAAGGCGGTGACCACGTCGCTCATCCCCTGCAGCGGCGTGAAGGTCACCATGACCATGCCGCCGGTCGTCGTGATACGCAGTAGCTGTTCCGTATAGACGTCCTCGGGCGGCTCCTCGTCGTCCCAGATGACGTGCTTACTCGTCCCTTCGAAGGATTTCCGGCCCTGCTCATAGGTCTTGAACCCGATGGTCGAAACCCCACCTGTCACGTGCCGAATCGAGACACTTTCGAGCGCGTTGGCGAGGCCGTGCGACCGCCGGCTGAAGTCCAGTATCAAATGCGCCGGTATCATGCTGCCGTGCCACTCGCCGATTTCGCGAGGGTCGCCGAGGAGCCACGTCTGGACGATGTCCCGGGTGGTTTCCCCGGTCGTACCAGACGCCCAGACGTCCACCGGGTGGTTAAACCGCTTCCCGACCCACCAGTCCGGGTAGAGGCCGGTGACATGGCAGCAGGTTTCGAACGCGCCGGCCCCGCTCTTCCCAATGCGATTGGCGGCCATAAAGAGCCGCTCCTTGTAGACCGCGCCGGCCGCGAAAAACTCGACGTGCTTAGGATACAACTCCCGCCGAAGCGGCCCTCTGTCCGGGAAATACGACCGGAACAACTCGGCCCGTCGCCGCTCGTTCTCGGCAATCAGCGCCAACCGCTCCTCTCGGGCGCTCATGGTGCACACACCGGACAGCGAAGCGCACCCGAGCAGACCGGGCAGTGCCAGCTTCCCCGCCGGCTCACCTCGGCCCGCAACACCTCGTTCTCCCGCGCCAGCAGCGCCATCTGCTCCTCCAGACCCCGAATCATCGCCTGCGCGTCCGACCACACGATGTCGTCCCTGTCGTCCTGCTCCACACTATCCATGGTGTATACCTGCTATCCAGTTGACTTTCACTTGACAAAAGGAGGACAAAATTGGCGTCCTCCGGGCCGGAGGCGGAAGGCCGTTGATACCACCCCCTTACTGATGAGCTTGGGGCTTTTGGGCGTCGGCCGCCAGAAAAAGCGCCTTTCCCAGCGGTGACACCCCTACCCGGCCTTCGCCTCATACCGAAACACTCACGAACGGTGGTCACGCGATTTTTGGGGCTTTTTTGAACGAGCGTTCAGGGTGCTATTAGGGCACACGCCCCACGCATCCCAATAACGCACACACCCCACTCAAGTCCTGTAGACGCAACGAGTTGCAAGTTAACATAAGGTGTCTTATCAGCACCACGGGTATATGGGCCTGTTTATCGGGATGGTGGGCCGAGTGCACGTCTGAGGGCGATGAGGAGCAGCAGCAGGCCGGCGAGCGTGATGGCTTCAGGCATGACGCACCCGGACAGCGAAGCGGCAGCCGTGCCGGCGGCGGATGCGATAGACCACGCCGTCGAACGCGACCGCGTCCCAGCTTTCTGGGAGACGTATCACTCTGGCGCGGGGTTTACGCGGTTCCCCCGTGCGGGGCTGCAGCGGGCCTCCTCGACCGAATCGCACGGGCGTCATCGCGTCGGCCTGAGCGCCCGCTGGCGCTCTTTGAAGTCCTGCCAGCGCGTGGCTCTGGCGAGCTTGCGAGCGACGGCGAGGCAGCGCAGGCAGGTCACGCTCTCGTCGGCCTCGACGGCCATCAGGCGAGCCGTGAGCGGGCAGCCGCAGGCGGTGCGCTGGCCGCCGGCAGCGACCTCGGCGAGTCGATGCAGCACGAGCGGCCGGTCACGTTCACTCGCCCAGCCGGCTCCAAAGCCTCTCATCGTGCATGACCTCGCGCTAAATGTGCCATTTCGAACAACTCCCGAGTATTCGCAGATTCAGGCCTGTTTT